TTTTTTATGACCATAAGTACTAGCATGAATACCTTGCATTATTTCGCTGTAGTTACTCTAGTAGATATCACGCGGACTGGAGTGCTACATGGCAATGTTGATGATTCCGGTAGGAATCAACATCGCAATTGGGAAACAGTGTTGCAGACCATCGGTCTTCGTGCTCAACCCATGGAAATACAAGGTCCAAGCATGCAGGAAATCGATGTAGAAAAGCTGGAATTTGGTGAAATGTACCGTGGATCGCAACGTGTTTGGACCATGAGCTTTGCTGTAGAGCACATTGATGTTTGGAAAGAAAACAACGATCCAGTGGCCGGACTCCGCCGGGATTTCAATCAAGTCCCGATCATCACAGATCTCACTGAAACTGCTCGTTTCATGTTGCCGATATTCTATGCATCGGGAGCGATCAAAAACATATATTTTAAATCTCTCTCACAAGACGTAAATACAAGTTGATGCGATAGGCATACACAGGCACCTTTAGGCACACTTTGGCACATTCACAGCATCGCCCCTAATGAAAAGAGCGAGGAACAACAGTCGATGTCTTCTAATTCTACTGATATTGAAAAGAAAAGCCTTGAGGCGCACGTAGAACTCTGCGCGGAAAGGTATGAACAATTGGAACACAAACTCACGACCCTGGACCAAAGGGTAGCTAAAATCGAGACCGGCATTGATGACATCAAGGAAGCCATTGGCAGGTCGTCGATAGGTCAATCCAAACAACTTATAGCCATTGGAACCACATTGATGGGTGTAGGTGTCACAGCCATTATTGGACTACTAGTCCATCTCATCAACAAATAACCTGTGAAAATCGTAGAACTACTCAACAAGATGCAAGTTCCCTTGTCCAATGAAGAAAGCGATGTGCTGAACATCGTGGAAAATCGCGGCGAAATGGAAAAGCCCGATTTTTCAGAGCGCCAACTCTATGTGGCCAATCAATTAGTCAACAAGGATGTCTTGTTGAGAACCAATCAAAATGGCAGAATCCTCTACACCAAAAAAATCTCGTAAAAAACGATCGAAAAAGAATCACAAAGTTTCGTCCGCAGCACAGCTGGATATTGCCACAGATCTCGCCGCTGCCTACATCAAGCATTGGACCATTGATCGCACACGCGAAATACTCAAAACTGATTCCAAGCCCATCATCGTACCCACGAAGCAAGGGTTTGCAGTGGGCGGCATGAGTGTGAAACACAATAAAAATACCACTTGGACTGTGACTAATCGCTGGCAAGAACCAGTGGCCACATTTTCCTGGAAAAGCTCGGCTGTCACATATTGTGTGATGGAACACCTAAGAAAATACACACTTTCACGTGAAATACTGTTGCTGGATGCCAGGATGACCAAATTTGAAGTAGACATGATGCATTATCAGAAAAGCCTACGCAATAGCATAGCCAAAAAAGACACTGCTAAAACAGATTTTGTTTGGGCTCGATATCTCTACGCCAAAGCTCAACACGAAGTGGCCAAAAACAATTTGGAAAAAAGTCTAAATTCTAATAAATACTTGAAAGTTTGGGATACTAAATCATGAAACTAACAGAAATAGGTGTGAACAGCACCAAGAAATTTAACCGTGTAATGGAGAGCCGTTTTGGGTTTGCCATCGACTACGATAAACTCACACGTGAAAAAGCACAGCGTTTGGTCACAGCATTCACTGAAAGCCTTGATTCTATCAAACGCAGCCATGGCATGCACACCGCTGAAAAAAATCCTCGCTACATGGAATTGCTCATGGTGCGCGAAGGACTCAATCGTTGGTTGTCTGGCAATCAGTCTGTGCCTGCTGCAGATGTCAAAGTGGTCACTGAAAGCGAAACAGCCAAGAGCGAAGCCATACTTGCTGCCCGTGACATCGTTGATAGCCTACAGGACATGATGGAGCAGGTTGGCAAGATGCAGAACGAGCAGATGCCTGCTCTTTTAGATGCCATACGTGATCAGATCAGCATGGAACAAGCCGACGGATTCAAAGCTTCCGTGACACCATTGCTGGATACCTTGTCCCAAACTCTGCAAAGCTCAAGAGAGCAGGCCGATCAAGCAGCCCGCGCCCTGGCCGGCGAACAAGTGGCCACTCCCATGGCCATGCCCGGTGCTGAACCAGTGGGCCAACTCCCAGCTCCTGATGAAACCAGCGATCTCGACACCGACGAGTTTGCAGCCACAGATGCTGCTGCGGGTGGTGAGACTGAAATCGGCAGAGAGCGTAGATAATGCGGATTCGAGAGTTTACCAAAGACTTTGATGATTCCATCATCGAAGACGAAGCCGACAGCAGAGGCGATGCCAATCTCATAACTGCCTTGGAGTTCTTGCGCCAACGCAGCCATGACAGTCATCTTGTGCCCAAGGTGCGTGTGGACAGTCTCATTAACATGATCAAAGGCACAGACCAATCTGAATTTAATCTTGACAGTTTGTTGGGTGCATTCAAAACCAACGAAACAGTCAAGAGCCTCATCAAGGACATCAAAGACGACGAGCACGGAGTCAAGTATGTTTACTTGAAAACATTCAGTGATGACAAAGTGGATGACGCACCCACATTGGCTTCGGGCAGTGCAGCCGCAAATCCCGAAAAAACCGTTGACGCCATGGCACAACGTGCTCTCAAAAATCGATCATAATAAAAAGTAAGGATCAAACATCATGGATACATTATTCTGGATCGCTGTTGGTGCCTTTGTTGGTTGGAATTTTCCACAACCATTCTGGGCACGGGCCATACAAGACAAACTGGTTGACATGTTCAACAAAAAGCAGTAAATTAAACCCTAAGGTTCCTGTTTATGGCTTACTCAGACAAAGTATTAGATCACTATGAGAACCCACGCAATGTGGGTTCCTTGCCTAAGGACGACCCCGATGTTGGCACCGGTATGGTAGGTGCCCCGGCATGCGGCGATGTAATGAAACTACAGATCAAGGTGGAAGATGGCATTATTACCGACGCTCGTTTTAAAACTTATGGCTGTGGCAGTGCGATCGCTAGTAGTTCGTTGGTTACTGAATGGGTTAAAGGCAAGACTCTCAACGAGGCCGCCACGATCAAGAACACTGAGATCGCTAACGAGCTGGCTCTTCCGCCGGTGAAAATACACTGCTCCATTCTAGCCGAAGATGCCATCAAAGCGGCCATAGAAGATTACAAAAAGAAACACTAATGACATTGAAGATACGCACATGGCCGGATCCGGTCCTGCTGGCGCCTTGCCGACCATGGAATTTTGACGATATTCCAGTGAATGATCGAGATCAGTTCGAGAAGGACATGATCGACACCATGTTAGAGGAAAGAGGAATAGGATTAGCAGCCAACCAAGTTGGCTACGGTTTCCGTGTGTTGGCCATGCATCTACAAGAAAATGGCCAAGTCGTGGTCATGTACAATCCCATGGTCAAACATACCAGCCAGGAACAATGGTTGGCACCCGAAGGTTGCTTGAGTTTTCCGGGTATAGAGCTGGAAATTTCAAGACCCAAATTTGTCACAGCACAGTGGCAAGATCGAGATGGCGAATGGAACGAACGTATGCTTTCATACATAGATGCCAAATGTTTCCTGCACGAGATCGAGCACCTCAATGGTGGTGTATTCAAAGATCATGTCAGTGATCTCAAATTCCAAATGGCTCAAAAGAAATCCCAACGATGATCACGCTCACTCCTACAGCCACAGAAAAAATCAAATCCAGTTTAGAAAAACGAGGGCACGGTGTGGGCATACGCATCGGTGTGAAAACTACCGGTTGCTCGGGCCTGGCTTATGTGCTAGAATATGTGGATGACGAGAATCTCGTGGCCATGGCACACTACGATGTCAATGAGGTAAAAATATTCGTCGCTCTTGAGCATCGTGTTTATCTACACGGACTCACTGTGGACTATGTGAAAAAAGGTCTCAATGAAGGTTTTGAGTTTATTAACCCCAATGAAAAGGATCGCTGCGGATGTGGCGAATCATTTAGAGTTTGATTACACAACGATATCAATATTATCCTCTTAGTCGGGCAAACATAGACGGCCAAAGGCTGTATGCCACACCCGATGGGGAAAAGTTGCCCAGCGTGACCACGATCTTGGACAAAACCAAGCCGCCAGAAAGCCGACAGGCTCTCAATGAGTGGCGCAAGAGAGTGGGTGTTGACCGAGCACAAGCCATCACCACCGAAGCTGCCAATCGCGGTACTCGGATGCACAGTTATCTCGAATACTACATCAAAGAAGGACAGATCAAAGAGTGCGGATCAAATCCCTTTGCCTGGGCCAGTCATGCCATGGCACAATTGATCATTGAGTCGGGACTCAAAAACGTCGACGAATTTTGGGGAGTTGAAGTTCCCTTGTATTTTCCCGGAGTCTACGCAGGTACCACGGATTGTGTGGGCCTGCACCAAGGCGTTGCCAGCATATTGGACTTCAAGCAGACCAACAAACCCAAACGCGAAGAATGGATCGACGACTATAAACTGCAACTGGCTGCCTACGCCGAAGCACACAACGAAATACACGGTACCCAGATACGCCGGGGTGTGGTGTTGATGTGCGTAAAACCCGAAGTTTCTGACAGCGGACACGTGATGTCGGAGCCAAAATACCAAGAATTCATCATCGAAGGCGAAGATTTTGACCATTGGCGCCGGGAATGGTGGAAACGGGTAGAGCTCTATTATCTCACAGTGTGACTGTGATGTTCTTTGCATAAATAGCATTAACACAGGATTTAGCAATGGCCATCATTCAAATTTCGCGCATACAGCACAGGCGCGGTCTACAACAAGATCTTCCCAATCTAGCATCGGCTGAACTGGGCTGGAGCCTGGATTCACAGAAACTCTACATCGGCAATGGTACCTTGTCCGAGGGTGCTCCGGTAGAAGGTGTCACCGAAATACTCACAGAGAATTCCGACCTTTTTGCCTTGGTGGAGAGCTTCCAGTTCAAGGCCCTGCCTGCGGGGTTCGTAGCCAACACTTCGGGCGACAACGAAGGTTTCAAGCGTACCTTGCAGGAAAAGCTCGATGATGTAGTCAATGTCAGAGATTTTGGAGCCAAAGGTGACGGGCAAACTGACGACACAGCAGCTATCACGCGAGCATTGAACAATGCCTATGCATATTCCAGCACCATTGGTGGCATTGACATGCATCGCACCATTTATTTTCCTGCGGGATTTTATCTGGTTTCCAATGTCATCAAAGTTCCACCTTTTGTGCGGATACAAGGCGACGGTAAAAGATCCACAGTAATACGTAGCATCTTGGCCGAAGTGTCGACTATATTTGTGTTGGCCGACAGCAACAACTCTATTGGCTCAAATCTGGGCTCGCAGCCCGGTACCATCGAGACGCAGGCCCGAGAATACACGATCGCCGATATCGGCCTGCACAATAAAACTAACTTTGGCAATCGTTGCTTGACCATTGATGGCGGTACAGATGTACATCTCATCAGAGTGGCTTTCATGGGCAATGAAGATCTGTCGGTGCCATCCACCGACCAAGGATCAGGAAAGACCGCAGTTTTCGTTTCGGGAGCCAGCTCGTTGATTCCTTCGCAAAGGATCTATTTCACTGGTTGCGAATTCCGAAATCACAACACCGGTGTTGAGATCCTAGGCTCAACCCGAGATGTGATCTTGAGAGATTGTGTATTTGAGGATTTGTTCCAAGAAACAACCACGGGCAACCAAGTTGCTGGCTTTATTGTGCGTTCATGTGTGTCCAACGATATAACTGGATCAGTGACTGACCAATCATTGGTTGACCGCAGTGGTTCAGCGAATCGTGCTGCCGGAGTCAATGCATCAATGGCCGTGGGCACAGGCAGCATCACTGGCATGATCGGAGTTGACGCATATAAAAACCTAGTCATAGATTACAACATCGTCCAAGGAGACGAACATCGCAGCGGCAGTTTCCGTGCAACCAGCAACGGAGCGGTATATAGATATCAAGACGAATACGTGGAATCATCGGATCTTGATATTTCCATTTCTGTGAACGCATCCACGGGTGCAGTGACTTACGATAACCAAACATCAGATCCTGCTGTTATTTCATTCACTTCTAGTTACTATCTATAAAATTGGTCTGGAAACTCGATGACTCCGAGCGACTCGCTCGGTGGAAAACTTTTAGAAAATCTTTAGATGACTTAGGTCTCAGTGAGGCCATTGACAGCGTGGCCGATTTCTGGCAGACCGCACCATTTAGTCCCTATTATCTCGATCCCAATGATGCCAGCAATTGGCCCGATCCCTGGACACTTCTTTTGGAAAATTACTATTGTGATGTTGCAAAAGCTCTTGGAATGCTGTACACTATCAAGTTGACTGCGCATGATCCCGATGTAGAACTACGGGTCTACTATGATGAACGCCATCGAGTAAACTACAATTTAGTTTGGATCAACGAAGGAAAATATGTACTTAATATGACTGACGGAGTGGTGTTAAATAGACAACACATACCTGACACTTTTAAATTGAAATCCAGATATTTGGGTTCAGCATTGATTAAGCAATAACCACAGCTGATTGAACAGAGGAAGCAATGAATCAAATACTAGTAACCAAAAGAAGCGGCAGCAAAGAACCGCTCGACATAGAAAAATTACACAAAGTAGTATTCTGGGCCACTGAAGGTATAACAGGGGTCAGCGCCAGCGAAGTAGAAATCAAAAGCCATATACAATTCTACAATGGTATCCGAACCGAAGACATACAAGAAACCTTGATCAAATCGGCCGCAGACCTTATCAGCGAAGAAAATCCCAATTATCAATACGTGGCAGGTCGACTCTTGACCTATCACATACACAAACAAGTCTACGGAGATTATAAACCTTGGTCGTTGAAAAAGATCATTGAACGAAACGTTGGTATCGGATACTATACCAGAGAGTTGCTGGAAAACTACAGCGACGAGGAATTCGCTGAGTTAGATAGACACATCGATCACAAAAAAGACGAGCAATTCACTTACGTGGCCATGGAACAATGGAGAGGCAAGTATTTGGTACAGAATCGAGTCACTGGTGAGATCTACGAAACTCCGCAAGTGGCTTATATGATGATTGCTGCCACGTTGTTTATGTCTTATCCTCGGCACAGTCGACTTAGTTGGGTCAAGCGTTATTATGATGCCACCAGCGACTACGATATCAATTTGCCTACACCTGTGATGGCCGGGGTGCGTACTCCACAGAAACAGTTCTCCAGCTGCGTGCTGATCGAGACCGGAGATAGCCTGGATTCAATCAATGCCACTTCCAGCAGCATAGTGAAATACGTGAGCCAGAAAGCTGGCATCGGCATCGGTGCTGGTCGCATCCGTGCCTTGGGATCGCCCATCCGCAATGGAGATGCTTATCATACCGGTGTGGTTCCATTTTACAAGATGTTCCAGTCAGCTACCCGCTCGTGCAGCCAAGGTGGTGTGCGCAACGGCGCTGCGACCCTTTATTATCCCATCTGGCATCTGGAAGTGGAAGATCTCTTAGTGCTGAAAAACAACAAGGGCACCGAAGAGAATCGTGTGCGCCACATGGACTATGGTGTGCAGTTCAACAAACTCATGTACGAAAGATTGATCTCTGGTGGTGACATCACGCTATTCTCTCCGCATGATGTTCCTGAAATGTATGAAGCCTTCTTCAATGACCAGGACCGATTCAAAGAACTCTATGAGCGAGCTGAACGCAATACCAAATTAAGGAAAAAAACTTTCAAGGCCATTGATCTCTTCAGCAGATTCATGCAGGAAAGAAAAGATACTGGTCGTATCTACTTACAAAACGTAGACCACGCCAACACACACAGTCCGTTCGATGAAAAGACTGCACCTATTAAAATGAGCAATCTCTGTTGTGAAATAGATTTGCCCACAGTGCCATTGGATGATGTCAATGATGAAAATGGAAGGATCGCTCTTTGCACCTTGAGCGCCATCAATTGGGGCAATGTCAAAAGACCCGAAGACTTCCAGGACATGTGCGAGTTGGCAGTGAGAGGTCTAGATGCTCTACTTGATTATCAAAATTATCCCATCCGGGCCGCTGAACTCGCTACCCGAGAATTCCGTCCATTGGGCATAGGCATCATTAACTTGGCCTATTGGTTGGCCAAAAATGATCTGAGCTACAGTGACCCACAGGCATTGAGTCTAGTAGATGAATATGCCGAAGCCTGGAGTTATTACCTCATCAAAGCATCGGCCGATCTTGCCAGAGAGCGAGGCGCCTGTGAGCGATCCCGCGACCTTAAAAGCGCCACAGGAATTCTTCCCATAGACACACGCAAACCCGAAGTGGATGAGTTGATCCCACATCAAGAACGCATGCCATGGGGAGAGTTACGGGACCAGATAAAGAAATTTGGACAGCGCAATGCCACACTGATGGCTATCATGCCGGCTGAAACGTCGGCACAGATTTCCAATGCCACCAATGGCATCGAACCACCGAGAAGTTATGTGTCGGTGAAGCAAAGCAAACACGGAGTGCTCAAACAAGTGGTACCCGAGTTCCGACGACTAAAAAACAAATACGAACTACTTTGGGATCAGTCAAGCCCCGAGGGTTATCTCAAGATTTGCGCAGTTCTGCAGAAATATATCGATCAGGGCATCAGTGTCAACACCTCGTACAATCCTAGATTCTACGAGGACGAAAAGATTCCCATGAGTGAGATGCTCAAGCACCTGATCATGTGCTATAAATATGGTACCAAACAACTCTATTATTTCAATACCAATGACGGGCAGGGAGAAATAGATGTGGAAAAATTAGTCAATGTCAAACAAGAAGATAAATCTACTCAGTTACTCCGTGATCAAGAAAACTGCGACAGTTGCGTGATTTAATTAATTTAAGGCCTAATAGTTATGACTGTTTTTAATACTTCATTTACCAAACATACCGAAGCACTGGCTTTTCTAGATCCCAATGGACCCACCGGCATACAGAGATATGAAACATTAAAATATCGACAATTTGACAAACTCACAGACAAACAATTGGGTTTCTTTTGGCGCCCTGAGGAAGTAGACGTCGTGAGAGACGCCAAAGATTTTAAAGAACTCACTGAACACGAACAACATATCTTCACCAGCAATCTTAAACGACAGATACTTTTAGACTCGGTGCAAGGACGTAGCCCGAACCTCGCGTTCTTGCCCTTGGTCAGCCTTCCGGAATTGGAAACTTGGATCGAGACTTGGGCGTTCAACGAGACTATCCATAGTCGTAGTTACACACATATCATCCGCAACGTATATTCTGATCCTTCCCGAATCTTTGATGAAATGATGGATGTCAAAGAGATCATGGATTGCGCCGAAGGTATCAGCCGCTACTACGACGAACTCATTGATGCCAGCCAATGGTATCGTATGCTAGGCGTAGGCACCCACACAGTCAACGGCCAAACCGTTGTCGTTGATCGCAGAGACCTCAAGAAAAAACTATGGCTCGCATTGACATCAGTGAATGCCCTAGAAGGCATCCGTTTTTACGTTTCGTTTGCTTGCTCCTGGGCCTTCGCAGAACTCAAGAAGATGGAAGGCAATGCCAAGATCATCAAGCTCATCTGCCGGGATGAAAACATACATTTAGGGTCCACGCAAACCCTTCTCAAATTGCTGCCACAGGATGACCCGGAGTTTGCTGAGATCCGCGAAGAGATCCAGAGTGAGTGCGAACAGATCTATTTTGACGCCGCCGAGCAAGAAAAACAGTGGGCCGAGTACCTGTTCCGTGATGGCTCAATGATTGGTCTCAACCGACAGTTGCTCTGTGACTATGTAGATTGGATACTTTGCAAGCGCATGACTGCCGTGGGACTAAACTGCGGTATCAAGCCCGGATCTAATCCTTTGCCTTGGACAGCCAAGTGGATCGCCGGTGCCGAAGTACAAGTGGCACCGCAGGAAACCGAAATCACCACCTATGTGATAGGCGGAACCAAACAAGACGTCAACACAGATACCTTTAAAGGTTTCAGTCTTTAACACACCAAAAAGCCAGCGATAAATATCTAACAAGGATATTACGCTGGCTTTTCTTATGAAAAATAACAACAAAGAGAAGAAAAATGTTAACTGTTTACTCAAAAACCGTGTGCCCTTACTGCGTCAACGCCAAGAACTTCCTCCGGGTCCGTGGTATCGACTTCCTGGAAGTCAACATCGAAGAGGACGAAGTTGCGAGAGAATTTCTGCGTGAAGCCGGGCACCGTACTGTGCCACAGATCTACAAAGACGGAGAAGTGTTTGTGGAAGGTGGCTGGACAGGCTTATCAAAATTGTCTGTGGAAGAATTGAATTCTAAATTAGGAAAATAAATGCTTATTACCCCTTCAAACATCGACGTCAGTGATGTCGCGACATTCAAATTGATCAACGGTGATGAAATCGTGGCCAAAGTGGTAGAAAAACACGACGATCGAGTCAAGATCGAACGGCCTTTTGTGGTTATTCCCAATCAAAACGGCCTTGGTATCATGCCAGTGTTGTTTAGCGTAGACAACGGAAAACCCATTGAGATACTACGACAGCACATCATGATGATGGCTCTTACTTCAGAAGCCATCAAGAATCACTATGTACAAACCACCACAGGAATCGCGATCTAATGCCAGCAGCCGCAAGAAAAACCGATCCTGATGACAGCGACGGAATGGTCAACGGCGACGTGGCCTCTACAGTGTTCATCAATGGTCTTCCTGCGGCCATGCTGGGTAGCTTAGACGTGGATCATGCTCCCTACGGACCACCACACCCACCTCATGTGCCTAATCCCATAGTGGCAGCGTCGGGGTCGGTATTCATTGAGGGTCGAGCTGCGGCCAGAGCCGGAGATCCATTCCAGTGCGGACATGTAGTGGCTGCGGGCAGTCCCGACGTGAGTATCGGAGGTTAAACATGGCTCAGACTCCCATCGTACTCCTGGCCATGGACTATCTTCTCAAAGGTGATGGATTGAAACCATCAAAGGCGGTAAAGCAGGCATTAGATGCGTGTGGCCCATTACGGACCTATGGCGGTGGTAGCGGAGAAGAAGGAGAATCGTCAGATCCCAATGCTGGGCTCGACGACTTGCCGATAGAAATGGTATTGGGCAATGTAGAAGCAAGAATTGAAAGACTGTTGGGACCCGGCGAGCAAGGCATACGTAGATTCGTTAGTATCTTTTCTTCAGCCAGTGGTGCATCATCAATGACCACTGGCATATTAGATGCTGCTTCGGCACTGAAAAATTTCCAATC